GCCACACACACATCAATTTTTTTTGTGGGTATTGATTGACCAGAACTGCGGAACAACATCGCCGACTCGGAACCCAAAAGTCGGCGCAACTTCCGTCGCGTGATTCGTTGATTCCGTTGCCAATGGCAGACGTTCCACCAGCACCGATTCGGCCACTAGAAGGCGCAGGTCTGGAGCTTTGGAACCGCGTCTGGGGCATGGGTCGCTCTTGGTTGAGTCAGACCACCGACATCGATTTGTTGCAAATGGTCTGCGAACAAAGCAACGAGCGAATCGTCTTGATGAGTTTGCTCGACGAGACACAGAGCACCGAACATAGGAAAGCACTGCGCGAACTGGAACGAAACATCGTCGCCAACCTTCAGCTTCTCGGCTTCACTCCTCTGGACAGGTCGAGATTGGGTGTTGCCGAAGTGATGAAGTTGTCCAAGGTCGAGGAGCTGCGAGCCAAGCACCAGGCTTCATAACGTGTGGCCACCAAGCATCCTCACCCCAGTCGACGAGGCAGCACTAGAACTAAGCGATGGGCCATTCGTGGTCGACTTCGCAAACACCTTCTGCCGCCAGACCAAGGACACAGTCGCCGGTGGTGCTGGTCAATACCTGACGATGCGAGATTGGCAGCAGCAACTACTTCGCCACATCTTCGCCAAAGACCCGCAGACTGGCCGCTACAAGCACCGCATCGCAACCGTCTACATGGCGCGAAAGAATGGCAAGTCCGTTCTGGGTTCAGTGGTCGCTTTACATTCTTTGATTTACGGCCCACTCGGCGGCGAGGTGTATTCATGCGCCGCAGACAAGAATCAGGCCAAGATCGTCTTCGAGACGGCCAAGCGGATGATCGAACTCGAGCCAGAACTCAATCGTCTGGCCCGCGTCTATCGAGACGTCATCGAGGTTCCATCGACCGGTTCCATCTATCGCGTGTTGTCTTCAGAGGCTTACACCAAGGAAGGCTTGAATCCTTCTTGCGTCGTGGCAGATGAGACACATGCTTGGCAGAACTCCGAACTCTGGGACGTTCTCGCCCTAGCTTCAGGAGCTAGGGAACAGCCACTCATGCTTTCCATCTCCACCGCTGGAGTGAAGACCGACACGACAGGTCAAGACTCCGTCGCATATCGGCTCTTCCAATATGGCCAACGCATCTCCACCGGGGAAGTCCAAGACGAACAATTCTTCATGGCCTCATGGACGCCACCACTTGATGCCAAGCACGATGATCCGAAGACATGGGCTATGGCCAACCCGGGACTAGGTGACCTGAACTCTCTCGAAGAGTTCGAGTCAGCAGTCCTGCGAACACCCGAATCTGAGTTTCGTATCAAGCGATGCAATCAATGGGTGTCAAGCCAGACGGCATGGCTACCGAGTGGGGCTTGGGAATCCTGTCTTGAGTCAGTCGACCTAACCGAAGAGACTGAAATCTGTCTCGGTTTCGATGGTTCATTCTCGAACGATTCGACGGTCGTCGTCGCAGCCACCACAGGCGAGAAGCCTCATGTCTTTCTCATCAAGGCGTGGGAGAAGCCGCCTCACATCAAGGATTGGCGAGTCGACATCTACGACGTCGAGAACACAATTCGAGATGCCTGCAAACGATTCAAGGTTCGTGAGGTCGTCTGCGATCCGTTCCTCTGGTCTCGGACGATTCAGACTTTGGGTGATGAAGGTCTGCCGATGGTGGAGTATTCATCCGGCAGCCCCGCCCGCATGGTTCCCGCGTGCAAGAAGTTCTATGACATGGTCACTCAGAACAGATTGACACAGGACGGCAACCAGATTCTCGCTAGACATCTTTACAACGCGGTTCTAAAGATTGACCAGAAGGGGCCGCGAATCACTAAAGAACATCGGTCATCACCACGCAAAATCGATGCAGCTGTGGCAGCCATCATCGCTGGCGACAGAGCCACCCTGCGAGTCGAGAAGCCAGAAGAGGCCATCGTCGGGTTCTTCGCCGTCTGATTGGAGCCGGAATGAAGTTTGCAAGTCTGTTACAACTAGCAGGACTCGGTCTAGTCGGCTTTGGAGTGTTCACACTCTCGATTCAAGCTGGAATCATCCTCAGCGGAATCTTCCTTGTCCTAGTTGGATACTCATTGGAGAGAAGTGCTTAGAAACCTATTCGAGAAACGCGCAATCAGTTTCCAGACCATTTGGGGTGCAGGTGGTGACGTCTTTCGTTCGACTTTGGCTGGCCCTGTCATCGATGAGACCACCGCGCTCAGGATCGGAACGGTCTATGCGTGCATTCGTCTTATTTCTGACTCTATCGCAACTCTCCCGACAGACACCTTCGTCAGAATCTCAGGCGAGCGTCGAGTCTTTAGACCACGACCAGCTTGGGTAGACGACCCGGACGTCGATGCGGGTGTGAGCCGCATCGAACACACTCAACAACTGCTCATCTCTCTACTGTTGAACGGAAACTCATTTACACGAATCTTCCGTGACAATGCAGGAGACGTCGCTGCATTGACAGTCCTGAATCCGACCAAGGTCGAGGTTCAACGTAATTCAGAGACGCGCCAGATCCAATACATCTACGACTACAAAGAAGTCATCGCAGCCGAGGACATGATTCACCTCACCGAGTTGAGACTGCCTCAAGCACTTCGCGGCGAATCTCGAATCTCGCTCATCAAGGAAGAACTTGGATTATCCGCCGCCTTGGCGGTATTCGCCCAAAGATTCTTCGCAGGTTCCGCCAACCCGGCAGGCATCATCGAGGTTCCGACCAACATCACACGCGAACAAGCGGTCGATTTGGTCAATGCCTTCGATGCTTCACACAAAGGTCTCGAGAAGACCCACAAGACCGGAGTCCTCTTCGGTGGTGCGAAGTTCAACCAGACACAAGTCGACAATGAGACGTCCCAGATGCTCGACTCTCGAAAGTTCAGCGTCGAAGAGATTGCAAGAATCTTCCGCGTCCCGCTATTCATGCTCTCCTCATCAGCGACGGCGGCTCAGGGTTACAACTCAGTCGAAGCTCACGGCATCTCATTCATTCGCAATACCCTTCTTCCTTACATCACCCGAATCGAACAGGCTTACTCGAGACTCTTACCTGCTGGCGTCTTCCTTCGATTCAACGTCGATGCCTTACAGCGTGCAGACATACAGACTCGCTTTAGTTCCTACTCACAAGGAATCCAGGCAGGCTTCCTTACGGTCAACGACGTTCGCAGACTTGAGGATCTTTCGGCCGTCGATGGTGGCGAGATTCTTCGCGTGCCATTGGCCAACGTGAACATCGAGGCAGCATCACTTCAAGAGATGAACATCAAGACCCAGATGGCACAGCGATTGGTTCTCGCTGGCTACGAACCGGGGGCGGTCTTAGCAGCATTAAACATGCCAAGAATCGAACACAGTGGCGTTCCTTCGACGCAGCTGCAACCACTGGCTCAACTCGACCCAGAGAACCCGACGGAGCTTTACCGACAATGAGTTACGGCAAACCACGACCAATGCCAAGGCCAAGACCCAAGCCCAAGGGTCGCTGATGCCCTACGCAGTCAAGACAGGTGTCGCTGGATGCTCAGGTTACGCAGTCGTCAAGACCAGTGATGACTCGATCATGGGTTGCCATGAAACCGAAGAAGATGCGAACAAGCAACTCATCGCAATCAACATCGCTGAATATGGCGAGGCATCACGAGCGTTGCCTAACGAATTAGTCGAAGGCGACTTCGTCGAGTGGACGATGGGCGGCGAAGGATTCGTCGGACGTATCGAACACGTTATGAGAGACGGCGTGCTCGGTGTCGTCGGCTCGGACTTCTCAATCGAGGCAAGCCCGGAAGACCCTGCTGGTTTGATTCGTATCTTTCGTGAGACTGATTCCGGTTTCGAGGAAACAGAGAGCTTAGTCGGAATGAGATTCTCGCAACTCACCAAAATCGAACCACTTGAGGATTCAAGGCAAGTTGATTTGTCAGCACCGACCTACATGCGAGCCGCAGCTCGAAGAGGTCTTCAGTATTACGCCGACGGATTGGCCGGTGATGGTCTAAGACCAGCTACCGTCCGAGAAGCACGCTTGATGGCGGAAGGCCAAGTCTCACTCGATAAGTGGAAACGACTTGGAGCTTGGGTTGCGCGTCATCGAGTCGATTGGGAAGGTGTTCCACAGAACTCAGACCCATCCAATGATGACTTCCCCGGCCCTGGAGCTGTGGCGGCCTATCTCTGGGGCGTAAATCCAACCAACCCTAGATCGGCACAACAAGTCATCAACGTTGCAGAACGTAAAGTGGCAGTGGCTGAGGCTGAGGCTGAGGCTGAGAGAAGTCTGTCTGAGGACTACGAATGGACGGATGTCCAAAACATCCTCTATGAAGTATTAGAGGAAATAACCGACGAATATGGAATGTTCAATCAATCCATCGATGGTAACGGTGCTCATTACATCGCCAACAATCCTTTCGCGGAACAAGGAATGGCCTGCTCGAATTGTGCCTTCTATGAAGGCCCCCAAGCTTGCGAGATAGTTTCAGGACAAATCGCACCAGGCGGACTATGTAAGTTCTGGATAATCCCTGCTTCATTATTGAAGGCAGAGCGTCAACTTGGAGCTTCTACTCCGGCCCCTAAGGAAGACCAGATTCAAGGCAGTCAGACCAATCCTGCTGGTTCTGCGGCAGGTGCGGCAGGTGGTATCGAAATATCCGAAGCCACCGAGACTGGTCTTCGCAACAGAGTTACTGAACACAACGACGCGATGGAGAAGGACAGCAGACCGGTTTGGACTCGCGTCACGTTAGGTCAAGTCAAAGCCGTGTATCGAAGAGGCGCTGGAGCCTATTCAGTCTCTCATCGACCTGGAACCACTAGAGCACAGTGGGCATTCGCTCGAGTTAGGGCCTATCTCTACTTGGCGCGAACAGGCAGTCCACAGAATGCCAACTACACGACAGACAACGACCTACTGCATCCAGACCATCCACGTTCCACAAGGAAGAGGAGCTATGACCCAACAGATTGAGACTCGAACGGTCGAGATGACCGACTTCGAGATTCGTCAAGTCGATGACGACTTGCCCTATGGAATGAGTTTCAGCGGATATGCCGCCGTCTTCGACTCTCCATCACAACCGTTGCCATTCACCGAAACCATTCGCGCTGGTGCTTTCGGAAAGACATTGAAGTCTCGCAACAACGTCAAAATGCTAATCAACCACGACCCAGGCCGTGTTCTTGCATCGACCCGAAGTGGAACCATGCGTCTAGCTGAGGATTCCAAAGGTTTGATGGTCGACGCTGACCTACCTCCGACCACTGACGGTCGGGATATGTCAATCCTCCTAGCTCGTCAGGACATCTCACAAATGAGCTTCGGATTCTCGGTTCCTCCGGGTGGAGATTCTTGGTCAGATGACGGCAAAGTTCGTGAACTTCGGCAGATTCGTCTACACGAAGTCTCGATTGTCTCGTTCCCTGCCTATGAGGCGACATCAGCTCAAGTCCGTTCACTCGATAAGTTGGCCGAGCTGACCAAGACCGATGCTGATTCACTCTCGGAGGCGATGACCATGCTCGAGACTGGTCAGCCATTGACCGCAGACAGAGCAGACCTTCTAAGCGAAGTAATCGACAAACTGCGTGTCCAACAGAAGCAGGATTTGTTGGACTTGAAGCAGAAACACTTGGACTTACTAGCCAAGTTCTAAGGATTCCAAGGGCAGCGGAGCCGCGTTCTTGGCAGCCGATGTGGAGCCACTCGGCAAACCTGCAAACCACACACAAACAAACGAAAGGACAAAAACTCTTATGCAGAGTTACGTTCAGCGACAGATCGATGAGCGTCAGAAGGTTTGGCACGAAGCCAAGGCACTTCTTGACGGCGCATCAGCGGAAAGCCGCGATCTGTCCTCAGAAGAGTCGGCTACCTATGACCGGCTAATGAGCGAACTAGACAATCGCGCTCGCGTGATTGAGCAGTTCAAGCAAGACATGGAACGTGAGGAGTCACGCTCTCAGGCCATCGCTGGTCTCGAGGCTCAGGCTCGTCCGTTAGAAGACTCAAGCGTCCAGACCGATGCAGATGTTCTCCGCGCTCTTATGAGTGGCGAGCGTCGTTCGGCCAAGTTCGAGAGTCGCAACACCCTCACCAAGAGCAGCACCGGTGCTCCGGTTCCGACCTCGTTCTATGACAAGGTCGTCGCCATCTTGACCTACATCTCTCCATTGATGGATGCAGCAACCAAGATTCGCACCGCGTCAGGCGAAGTTCTGCAGATTCCTGCAACTTCTTCTCCTGGCACTGCTTTAATCAAGGCTGAAGGAGCTGCTATCGTCGAAGGCGACCCAGTCTTCACGGCACTTTCCTCGAACCAGTTGTCATCGTTTAAGGCGAGCCAACTGCTTCAGGTGTCACGAGAACTTATCTCTGACTCCGGCCTGTCTGGCCCCGACCTTCTTGGCTTCTTGGCCGAGCAGATTGGAACCAGCATGGGTGTCCTAATCGACAACAAGTTGACCCTTGGCACTGGAACGGTGGAGCCAAACGGAATCGTCCCGGCCGCAGGCTCGGGCGTTACCGGTGGCACTTACGCACCAACGGCCGATAACTTGATCGATTTGGTCTACTCGGTGAACGCTGCTTACAGAAACAGACCAGCAGTGGCATTCTTGGCCTCGACTTCCGCAATCCAAGCGATTCGCAAGTTGAAGACCACGACCAACGAATACATCTTCGAGCCGAATTACCAAGTCGGACAGCCGGATCGTCTTCTCGGTTATCCGCTTTACGAGTCGACTCAGATGGCAGCAGTTGGTTCAGCAGCGAAGTCAGTTATCTTCGGTGACATGAGTCAGTTCTACATCCGCGAAGTTGGCGCGATGGAGTTGGCCCGCAGCGATGATTTTGCATTTTCTACAGACCTTGTAAGTCTGCGTGCAACTTATCGTTTCGACAGCCGATTGATTCAGACCTCAGCTGTCAAATACTTCATCGGGGTTGCCTCCTAGTAACTCCTGATGATTAAGTGTGGGTCTGCGTGAGCGCAGGCACGCAGACCCACTCATCCTGCGCTACCTGCGAACCTGCGAGGATGAATTGAGCAAACGTGCAAATAAGCATCAAAGGAATCTTGGTCGAGCTGCCGAGCCAATACGCACTCGAACTAATCAGACTGGGAGTGGCGACACCCCCAGAACAAGCGGTGGCGGATCCAAGGGCCGCATCGCAATCTATTCCAACTCACCTTGGGCACCGACTGGATACGGCCAACAAACAGCACAACTGAGCAAATATCTCAGCCAGGATGGTTACGCAGTAAGCGTCATCTCAAATTATGGTTTGGAAGCCACATCTACGGATTGGCAAGGAATCCGCATCTATCCGCGTGGATTCGACGCCTACTCAAACGACGTCATCTCGGCTCATGCGAGACATTGGTTCGAGCAAGAACCAGACGTCCCTAATCTTCTCCTGACTCTCTATGACGTTTGGGTAATCAAGAACCCATCACTCAAAGAGTTCAACGTGGCCTCGTGGGTTCCAATAGACCACATGCCGATTCCTGTCGAGGTTCTCAAATACTGTCGACAAGACTTCGTCCATCCGATTGCGATGTCTAAGTTCGGCAGTGACCAACTGACCAAGCACGATGTCGAACACAGCTACGCTCCACACGGCATTGAGACCATCTATCGTCCTACCGAGTATTACCAGGACGGAGATGAGAAGACCTATCCCCGCGACTTCATGGAAGTCGGCAAGGATGACTTCGTCGTCACAATCAATTCAGCAAACAAGGGCATCCCGCCACGCAAGGGATTCGCTGAGATGTTCTTGGCTTTCAGTCTCTTCGCAGCTGACAAGCCCGACGCGAAACTCTATGTCCACACAGAACGCGACGGAGCAGCTGGTGGCATCAGACTGTTGGATTTGATGAAGTCGGTCGGTTTGACCGACGACAAGGTCAAGTTCGTGAATCAATACGCCATCCGCAGCGGAATCCCACCGCAGCTTCTTGCGGCCATCTACACGACCAGCGATGTCTTTTTATGCACGAGCCTCGGTGAAGGTTTCGGGATTCCTGTCATCGAAGCCGCAGCCTGTGGCACGAAGGTCATCGTCACCAATGCCACCGCACAGCCTGAATTGGTGGGTGAAGGTTGGCTAGTCGACGGTCAACCTTGGTGGGATGCTTTGCAGTCGAGTTGGTGGGTCATACCCAACGTCCAAGAAATCGTCTCAGCATTAGAAGAGGCATACCTCAAGCGAGGGCGATCAGAGACTCAGATTCAACACGCCGCCGAATATGAAGCCAGCAACGTCTATCGCAACCACTGG